GGCTCCGTACACGCACCGCGGTCGGTCGTCGCATCCTTGGGAACTGTGAAGAACTTATTCCCTTTCACCACCTTCGCACACTGGCTAGGGCGATACTCTGCCCAGGTCTCTCCGACCAGGGCTTCATAGAAGGGTTTCAGCTCTTCAGTAACGGTCAGGGGTTTTTCGTATTTGTCGCTTGCGACAAGACCGTCCCCCTTCACTCCAATGCTCGCGCCGGAGCCGTGCTTTCCGAGCCATACGATGCGCTCGAGAGCCGTGGCATCCAACGGGCCTAAGATGGCCGCAAACTCCCTCCTCCACTTCCTAAACCACCCCGGATGGGGTAGCGAGGTATCGCAGAGTCGTTTGTTCGTTTCAGAGCAGTGTTTCTCGGCAGAATAAAACTTACCGAGCGCTACTGCTGCAGTATCGACCCCAGTCGGCAAGTGTTCGCTCTTCCGGAGTAAAGAGGTCACCAGGTAGTCGTCGGCGAAATTGCCGGCGTTCTGATAATCTCCAGACTCCATCGTAAGCGATAACAGCTGGTCCCACTCTTGGTATTTCACAAGGAGGGAAACAGCAATTGCACGTGGGGTATTTACGATCTCGCAGACAGCCTGAGTGAAGCTTAGTTCTGCTTCCAGGCCCAAAGCTTGGTCGAGTGGTTCCATCAATGATAACCTCTGGCGTAGTTGGGGATAATCCCACAACAGGTGTCGAAGAGTACGCTGTGGACACGTTCCACAATAAAACGTACAGCGCTAACGCGCCAACACCCAACTTCCAATCATTCCACAATGCAGTCTAGCTCGCGCTAGTACATCGGGTCCCGACTTTTGATCATGGCCTGGATGATCGCGTGCATGACGACATTAGCTGCCATCTTTGCGAAGCGCTCACGTTGGGCGACGGTCAAGTCGGCAGGAATGACGAAGTTGCCATCGAACAGAGGAGTGCTCTGCACGACGGTGACGCCGTCGACTTCAGCCTCGAAAGGATGCACGAACTTGACATGGACCTTGTCGGTCGCGCGATTCCGATTGGCCAGACTGAATCCCAGTTCCAAGCGCGGTGCGCCTGCAGCGGTGACTGCCTCACGATTGAGGAGAAGCCACGTGCCGGCAGCGTTCTTGGTGACCGGAAAGAAGTCGTGGTTGGTCGGGGTCGCGTCAGCGATCGTGATTGTTGAAGGTACGGGCATATTGGATAACTCCAAGGGGTGCGCTAAAAGCGCGAGGAAAAGGACCATAGCGGCAACGCTTTGTCTAGCGGCCGAACAGCCCGACGTAGTTGAGTAAAGATTTCGACGCTACTTAGGAGTTTCCCCCAGTTCGCGCTAGTCCTGAACTCAACAGCTCTTGGAAATGGAACCGTGTTGTAGATCACGCGCTCGTGACTAACCTTTGTGGTTCGTCCCGGCCTCGGGCAGGAATAACCTGTTACCTCTGGCCGTGTCTTGACGCGATCTATCCATTTCGTTGTCCGTCTCGTTGTGACGTACATTTTCATGCTCCTGACACCTTCGAGAGCCGTAATGGCCTCAAGGTAGGCGCCAACATCGAGGAACCAATCAAGCATAAAGCTCAACCGGGCCCCGGCCCATAGGGAACTCGCCAGATTACCGGCGGTAAAGCTCCCACGAGCGGGATCGAGAACGACCCAAGCTTTCCCACGTACGTTAACCTTCTCTTCAGTCCGCAGCGTACCGCCCCACCCTCCAACCGTCTTACCGTCGACCACTTTCGCGTCTTCGGCAGTTCGGCTAAAGGAGTAAGCGCGGCGTACCCCCTGTAAGCTCACATAACCCAGTTTCTCAACTGTATCGTGGAGCAGGGATATCTGTGGAATCACTCCGAACTTCAGCATCATGTCGGCGGACACGAGGTCGTATAAATCATATCGGTCACTGGGGTCATACCCAGCGACGTCCTTGAGATAAAGACGCCATGCCTTCCGCTTTTGCTTGTTCCGGAGCATCATCCTGGCCATACGAACGGATTTCTTAGCCAGCTTCGCGAGGTCTTCTGTCATTGAGACAGCCTCACGCCACTCGCCGATTGTATCGGCAAAGTTGACCAGGTCACCATGGATTTTGTTCCTTAAGTACGCTTCCCAGTGAGGGACGGGTACGTTCAGAGCGGATCCAGGCGTGCCGCAGCGGAAGTAATGGTTCTCCGTATATTTCATCGGAAACGACCACACCCCGTTGATTTTGCACGCAACCTGCCCTTTCGTTATAACCTCTTCGTCCTTGTAAGAACTTAGAGTCTTATATTGAAGAGAGCGGGCGGTCATGGCGGCCACTAGGTCATCAGGAAAAGGACGGTGTTCCTGAGCTAGCTTAGACACTGTCAGCATCTCCATCATTGTGGTACCGAAGCTTTGTACAAGCTGACCTGTGCACGGGTTTACGTATTGAGCCGTTAGAACGGCCCCGTACTTGTAGGTCTGTGTGACGGGCATCGGTGTTCCTCGTTGATGGTGGTGGATACTAAACAGG